GATAGTATGTGTGATCATTTAAAAGAAGTGTACAAGAATATGAACGGGTACTCATACGATGACCTGTTCAGGGATATAAACCTAAATTAATATGGACGGTCTAATAAGAAAGATTATCATTGGAGACAACCCTAAAAATGGAATGGCGTACTACGTTGGTATGCTGGCTGGCGACGGAAAGGTGAGCGCTATAGTCTATGATGACGAGCATATGCATAGATTTAAGCGAAAAAGATACCTGGTATATTTGCAGGAAAGCGATGGTTCAAATGTTCTATGGAAGTCTATAGAAGAGATGCCATCAATAATTGAATATGACTGTAATTTTTAGGCATGAAAAAGAAAAGCGAAGGTCTCGGCGATACGGTAGCTAAGTTTACCAAAGCCACGGGAATAGAAGCTCTTGTAAAAAACACCGTGGGAGAAGACTGCGGATGCAAGAGAAGACAAAAGAAGTTGAACAAGATGTTCCCGTACAAGAAGTGAAACCCAACAGCTACTTTATCGTGACCATTGAGAAGCCTATCAATGACACGATAACTACAGACGGAGGGCTTGAACTCTATATCGATAATAGATTTGACGAGTTTGGAAACAGGGTCAATGAGGCTCCTGTTTTTGCTGTTCCTTTCAATTACGATACTGGAGTAAAACCTGGAGATACACTGTATTTTCATCACCTTGTCGTGATAAATGAGGGGCAGAGACTGACAGGATATAAGGACCATTTTCTGGTTAGGTACGACTCCTCAGCAACGATAAACAATCAAGCCATAGCATACAAGGATCAGGATACAGGTGTTATACACCCCCTGGGCAACTGGTGTGTACTGGAATCTGTAGAGGAGGACGAGGAGATACTCAGTGATATCATAGAGATAGTGGAGCTGGAGGTGAAGCCACCAACAAAGGGAAGGCTTGCTTTCTCCTCACCAGCAACGGAAGAATTAGGATTGCATGTTGGCGATATAGTTGGGTTCCCTAAGGGTCTTGACTACAGGTTTAAGATCGACGGTAGGGAGTACTATAGAGTCAGGTCTGAAGACTTGCTGTATGTCCAGGACTAAGTTTACCACCGAGGGCGCAATCGACAGACTCATGAAGAGTATGGAGGTGGCTATAGATAACATGATAGAAGAGGTTAAGAAGCCTGTAGACCCTGAAGCTGGCGGAGCAGCACGTAAGGCTGAACTCCAATCAATTAAACAGACAGCCGTGGATTGTCAAGAGCTCATAAAAAAGTACCACGAGTTGTCAGAGATGAAGAAACAAATTAAAGAAGATGGCTCGATCAAAGAAGAAGCGGACTACACGGGCGGCTGGGCAGAAAAATACAGCAAGTAAAAAGCACACCATATGCTTGGCAATGATTGTCAAGAACGAAGAGAAGGATATAGAGAGGTGCTTAAATAGCGTTAAGGACCATATTGACTATTGGGTAATCTTTGATACTGGGTCTTCAGACAAGACCATGGACATTATACAGTCCTTTATGGGTGCCCATAAAATACCTGGTGAGTTGCATGAAAGCGAGTGGAAAGACTTCTCCACAAACAGGAATGAGGTGTTAAGGGTTGCAGATATGTTAGCAGACTTTACGTTGTGTATGGATGCAGACGACTACCTTAAAACAAGGGGTAAGATCCATGACATGATAGGTAACAGTCATCACGTCTATCACGCGACCTTCACCATGAATAACACGATGTCTTTCGACAGGCCGTTCTTGTTCAAGAACAAGTGCGGAATAAGGTACAAGGGTGTCCTGCATGAGGTTCTTACCGTGCCAGAATCTTTTGAGGCCAAGCACGCTAAGCTTTCAGCCGTGGTTATACACGCAAACTCCTCCCCCACAAAAAGGGCTGACACGGCGCAGGAGAAGTACAAGAATGATGCGGAGATTCTATTAAAGGAGCATAAAAAAAATCCTGATGATACAAGGACTCTGTTCTACTTGGCACAGTCGTACAGGGATGCTGGTATGCACGATGAGTCTATTGAGTACTATAAAAAAAGGATTGAGCTTGGTGGATGGGGTGAGGAGGTATATGTGTCAAAGCTGATGTTAGCCAACAACCACGCTAAGAAAGGATCCAGCGATAAGCTTGTAGTCGACTTACTTTTGGAGGCTTGGGAGTTCAGGCCCTATCGACTTGAGGCTATACATAGTGCGGTAGCGTATTACAGGAACAAGGAAAGTTACAGGACAGCTTATGCCTTATCTGCAGCAGCCATGGGGTACTACTCTCAGTTTGGTGGTAAGGATAAACTCTTTGTATCGTCCGACATAGAGAACTGGAGGATGATGGATGAGTACTGTATAAACGCCTTCTACTCAGGTGAGTATCAGGTAGCCTATGTCAACACCAAGATACTGATGGACTCCAGTCAATGGTCTACGGTGCCTGAGAATGATCAGGAGAGGATAAAGAAGAATATGGAGGACTATGAAAAATATTACATAGAGCGCAATAAAGAGAGCTAGTTATCATACATTTGTGAACAGTTGCATTCTGCACCTCTACGTAAATAATGGTGCATCAATTGGGGGCGTAGCTCAGTTGGTTAGAGCAGGATGCTTATATCATCAAGGTCGCAGGTTCAATTCCTGCCGTCCCTACTATGCTCTCGTAGCTCAGTTGGATAGAGCAACTGCCTTCTAAGCAGTCGGTCACAGGTTCGAATCCTGTCGGGAGTACAAATAAAATGACTATGAAGAAAAAAGGTCAGGTAGGTGGAGACCACTACTCGAAGATGGCGATAGAGCCCTGGGAGTATGCTGAGAAAAACAACCTCTCTTTTTTAGAGGGTACCGTTATAAAGTATATTAGTAGGCACAAGTCCAAGGGAGGCGTTGAGGACCTGAAGAAGGCAAAACATTGTATCGATCTGTTATTAAAATCTTACATAAAATAGTTTACAAACTGACATGAATTATTGGACCGCCCCTGGCATATCGCTGCAGAGAAAAATTATCAACGACCTGGACTACAACCTTGTAGAGTGTGTATCCGACATCTTTGATGTACCTGAAGATGTTATATTTTCGAAGAGGAGACATAGACATATCATAGACGCCAGAAAGTGCTACTGTTATGTCATTAGAAAGAATTCAAATATGCCTCTCAAACGTATAGGCGCGTCTATATCAGTTAATCACACTACCGTGCTTCATTCGGTTAGGAGCTGCGAGAACATCATGACCTTTGACAAGATATACAGGAGTAAGGTAAATCAAGTCGAAGAGAAGTACAATCGAATCTTACACATGTACAAATGTACAGTGTCGTAATGCCCACGATGTGGAGGTCTGAAAGAACAGGCCCTCTGTTAGATACTCTACAGAGTAGTGAGTTTGTCGATGAGGTTATTGTTATTGACAATCAGGTTTCTTCTCGGCCAGATGTTGAGTTTGGAGACAAGGTTAAACTCCTTGACCAGGAGGATAATATATACGTAAACCCAGCATGGAACTTGGGCGTCAAGGAGAGCAAGAACAAACACCTGTGCATCATCAACGATGATATCAGTCTGGACTTTGACTTCGGTATGCCTCTTATTACTGAGTTCTTGCAGAACACAAAGTCTGTTATTGGTGTACACCCATTGTCATATCGTATGCATCCTGATGACTATACGTTCAACGTCAGCAAAGGTCACTATATAGGCCATGGGTGGGGTTGCTGTATGTTTCTTAGAAAGGAAGGGTGGGTAGATATCCCCCAAGATATTAAGATTTGGTTTGGTGATAACTGGATTGCAAAAGAGTACACCAACAACTACTCTTTCTTAAAGGCTGTACAAACAGAAATGCAGACGACATCTGGGTCTAGTGAGATGAATGACGTTATTCAGAGTGACATTAAATTAATTAATGAAAAATTTTAACAAACTAACAATCGGTTATATACGTCATGACATAGATACATTTAATAAGTTTCTAGGTCCAAGCCTAGATAAATTAGATGGTGATTTTGATTTAATATCAACCAGTGATAAAAGAAAACCAGCTCATAACTATAACACTATAGTTGACAGCAGTCTAAATAATTTAGTCGTACTAACACACCAGGATGTTTCGTTTTCTCGTGATCTTTTAACCATTATAGACAAAACAATTAGCAAAGTAGGAGATTTTGCTGCATTGGGTATGGTTGGTGTTTCTGACGATGGAATTTATAGGTGGTCAGTGTCAGATAATGTGTTTGAGATATCATCAGCTGACTGTTGCTTTCTCGTCGTAAACAAAGACCATGGAATAAGTTTTGACGAGAAAACATTTGACGACTACCACTTATACGTTGAGGATTATTGCGGCCAAGCAAAAAGTAAAACTGGAAATCCAGTTTATACTATACTTGTAAACTCAGAAGAGTCTTCTCCGTTATTTCTTGAGGACAACGCGGAATCATACCTTAATCATCATTCTGTTACTGTAAGCAAAAGAGGATTTGCATGGGGAAGATATTGGGAATACAGAGCAAAATTAGAGGCTAAATGGCCTGGAATAAAAACAACATAAACTGATATGGACGTAGTAATATCCAGATTTAACGAGGACACCCAATGGGTGAGCGAGTTAAATGGCAATGTTTTTCTCTACGATAAAAGCGAATTAAAGATTGAAAATAGCATCCCTCTGGAAAACATAGGGAGAGAGTCGGATACTTACTTGGAGCATATTTTGAGGAACTATGAAACAATAAATAATACATGTGCTTTTTTACAGGGCAATCCTTTTGATCATCACGCTACCGCTGTTAGTGACGTCAACTCTTATAATGGAGGAATGGTCCACTTAGGTAATACCTACAGGTCTGACGGATTCGGTAAGCCACATCATCCGACTCAGCTTGCAGTTAAAGAAACTGCTGATCTGATAGGATTAGATCATGATGGTTATTTTGATTTTGTCGCAGGCGCTCAGTACATTGTCCCTTCAGAGAATATAAAGAACAAGACACTTGCATGGTGGAAAAAGCTTAAGGATATACACGATTCCACCCCTGAAGCCCCCTGGGTTTTTGAACGATTGTGGACTTTAATTTTTTCTTGATGTATGATTTATTAGTAGTTGGTGGTGGTTTGTTCGGTTCTGTTTTTGCAAGGTCCGTAGCTGATAGCGGTTATAGTTGCTTGATTGTAGAAAAAAAAGATCACATTGGTGGTAATTGCTACACCAAAAAAGTTGAAGGGATAGATATTCACATGTATGGCCCCCATATATTTCACACGAACGACGAAAATATTTGGAGTTGGGTGAATAGATTTTCTGAGTTTAAGCCTTTTAAGTTTTCTCCAGTTGCTAATTACAAAGGAGAGATGTACTCGCTTCCGTTTAACATGTGGACATTCAACAAGATGTGGGGGGTTACAAATGAGAGCCAGGCGAAAGAAAAGATTAGCAGTCAGTCTTTCCAAGGCACACCGTCTAACCTAGAGGAGCAGGCTCTGTCAATGATAGGTAAGGACCTGTACGATAAACTAGTAAGGGGCTACACAAAGAAGCAGTGGGGTGTTGACCCTAAAGAACTGCCAAAGAGCATCATCAAAAGACTCCCCCTTAGGTTTGAGTGGGATAACAATTATTTCAATGATAAGTATCAAGGCATCCCTTCCGACGGATACACTAAGATGTTTGAGCGAATACTAGATCACGAAAGAATAACCGTTAAGCTTAATGTTGATTACCTTGAAGGCAAATCTCATTATGATTCTTTGGCTAATCATGTGGTTTATACTGGACCAATAGACAGGTATTTTGATTACTGCTATGGTGATTTGAATTACAGGTCACTGAAATGGGAAACAGACACAATTGATGTTGCTAATTATCAAGGGTGCGCTGTTATGAATTTCACAGACGAGGAAACCCCCTACACTAGGTCTATTGAGCATAAATGGTTTAATCCAAAGGGTCAAAAAAGGACAGTGATTAGCAAAGAGTTTCCTAAAAAATATACTAGAGGAGAAGAGCCTTTTTATCCTTGTTACGATAAAGAAAGTTCTGACAGATACAAAAAATACAAGTCTTTATCCGATAAAGAGAAGAATGTAATATTTGGTGGGAGACTAGCTGAATATAAGTATTACGACATGCATCAGGTCATAGCATCTGCAATGAAAAAAGCTGAATTATTTTTGCAGAATGAATTTAATCGACGTAAAAGGACATGAAAATAAAATGATTAAGATTGATCCTAACGGTACAGAGGGGGATATCATCGAGCTTCATGGGCTTCTTATTGTGCTACCTAAGCAACCACAAAAGAAGGGCATACTTTTCTCTGACAAGCCAAAGAAGGAGCAGCGATGGGTTCGTATTGCTCCTCCAGGAGATATAGACAGGATCAAGTCTATGGACGAGTGGATGGAGAAGTCAAAGGAGTTTAGATCAAAGTACGAGGCTTATATAGAGAGGGAGTTTAAGAGGCGCAGAGAGGGGGTGTGGTTTATGAACAATGGGGTGCCAACTTATATTACAGGTAGGCACTATATGCTTTTACAATGGACAAAGATTGATATTGGATATCCTAACTACCTTGCGTTCCAGCGCGAAATCTTTATACATATGGCTGCTTGTGAGGTTGATCCTCGTTGCCTGGGCCAGCTTTATACTAAGTGTCGCCGTTCTGGATACACTAACATGTGCTCGTCGGTCATTACTGATGAGGCGACTCAGGTGAAGAATAAGATCCTGGGCATACAGTCAAAGACAGGTAAAGATGCGCAGGAGAACATCTTCATGAACAAGGTGGTCTCTATGTTCAGAAGCTATCCGTTTTTTTTCAAACCAATACAAGACGGTACCACAAACCCTCGTATGGAGCTCGCTTTTAGAGAGCCATCAAAGAGGATAACCAAGAACAACAAGACCTCAAATGTTGGTGAGGCGTTAGACACCATCATCAACTGGAAGAACACAACCAACAATGCTTATGACGGACTCAAGCTGCATATGATGTACCTTGATGAGGCTGGTAAATGGGAGAGCCCAGCTGATATACGTGAGGCTTGGAGGATACAGAGAACGTGTCTCATCGTGGGTAGAAAGGTGGTGGGTAAAGCGTTGGTGGGCAGTACAGTAAACCCTATGGACAAGGGTGGTGAGGAGTACAAAAAGCTGTGGGAGGATAGTGACCCAGAGAGAAGGAATCAGAACGGCAGAACAACATCAGGTCTGTACAGGATATTTGTACCAGCTTATGATGCGCTGGAGGGTTTCTTTGATGTTTACGGAAACCCTGTGGTAGAGACCCCAGAGGATCCTGTCGATGGGCTTGATGGGGCCCCCATAACCGTGGGTGCTAAAGAGTACCTAAAGAATGAGCGTGAGTCGTTAAAGTTTGACTCATCTGAACTCAATGAGGTGGTGAGGCAGTTTCCGTTCACCGAAGACGAAGCGTTCAGGGACAGCATCGACGGTAGCCTGTTCAACATAGGCAAGATATACGATCAGATAAGCTACAACCAGGACCTGTTTCCAAACCCTGTTGTCAAGGGGAACTTTCTCTGGACTGAGAAAGACAAGACGGTTGTCTTCTCTCCAAGTATACACGGAAGGTTCAAGGTCGCTTGGATGCCTGATGAGGGTGAACGGAATGTGATACTTGAGGAGAGGGGTAAGAGGGTTGCACCATACTCACACTTTGGCGTTGGTGGTGTTGACTCTTACGACATCGATGCTACCGTTGATGGCAGGGGCTCGAAAGGCGCTCTCCATATGTACAACAAGTTCTCTATGGGAAGGCCATCGAACATGTTTGTGGTTGAGTATGCCTCTCGTCCTGATATGGCTAAGATCTTCTACGAGGACGTCCTTATGTGCGCCTTCTTTTATGGGTACCCTCTTCTCATAGAGAACAACAAGTACGGAATAGCCAGGTACTTTGAATCAAGGGGATACGATGGGTACCTTCTTGACAGGCCGAAGCACCTTATGTCTGGTTCTGGTCAGATGTCAAAGACAAAGGGTATACCATCTAACTCTCAGGATGTTATACACTCTCACGCACAGGCGATAGAACACTACATACACAACCATGTGGGTATCAACAATGATACTGGTGAGTATGGGAACATGTACTTTGAAAAAACGTTAGAGGACTGGATAGGTTATAGGATAGATAAGAGAACAAAGTACGACCTTACTATCAGTTCAGGGTTAGCCTTATTGGCCGCCCAGTCCCCTAAAAAGAAGGAGGTGAGTAACTTTGATGGCAAACGCTTTTTTCGTCGATATAAGCCGATCGGCTAGTGTGCTATATTTGCGAAACAGGCAAATCGTTTCGTAATCAAAAATGTACGATAAAAATCAGGACAAAGCTCATGGCTTTCCAGACCCCTTATCACCACCAGAAATAAAGAGCGGAAGAGGGTATGGTCTTAAGTACGCCAAGGCCATAGAAAAGCAGTGGGGCACAATTGATGATGCCAACTCTGTCATAGGTAAGAGGAATGCTATGTTCTCTAAGTCCAGAGACTACGCTAACGGTACTCAGGATACATCTATATACAAACAACTCCTTCACTCTCTAGACCCCACAAACAATGATGGCAGTTTATTGAACCTGGACTATACACCAGTTCCAATAATGCCTAAGTTCGTTAAAGTCGTGGTCAACAAGATACTCTCCAGAGATCCGTACCCAAACCTGGAGGCTATAGACCCCTTGTCTTCTTCTGAAAAGAATAAGAACAAGAGGAGAATGGAGCTTCAGGTTCAGGCAAAAAAAGAACTCCAGCAATTAAAACAGCAGACAGGCGCGGTGCTTGACCTTGATCCAGACGATTTGCCAGAAACTTTGGAGGAGGCTGAGATATTTATGGGCACCAACATAAAGACTGATGCTGAGATAGCGGCTCAGGTGGCGACCAACTTGACGCTGTCATGGTGCGACTATAACGAGAGTGTGTACAGGAGGTCTGTGAACGATATGGCGGTCTTGGGTATGGCTGTAAACAAGAGGGTTAATGACCCCTCTTATGGCATTAAGGCTGAATACGTAGACCCCTCGTCTTTTGTCCATAGCTTTACCGACGACCCTAATTTTACGGATATAGTTTACGCTGGTCATGTAAAGCGTATACCCATACACGAACTGAAGAGGTTGGCTGGTGACGAGTTTGATGAGGAGGAGTACAAGAAGATAGCCACCACAGTAAAGAACAGGAACAACAACGATCCGTATGCCTTGGATAAGTATCGTTTTGACGACCACCTGAATAAGAATATATACGGATATGACGAGTATATGGTTGATATTCTGTACTTTGAGTTCAAGAGTACGGAGAAGATGTACTTTGAGGAGAAGGACAACAGGTACGGCAATACAAACTTCTTCTACAAGGGCAGTGAGTACAAGGAGAGGACTGGAAGCGTATACGAGAGAAGGCCCCACTCTATAGACATAGAGGTTGTGTACTCAGGTAGTTATATTCTGGGCTCAGACAAGTACCTTTTCAATTACAAGAAGGCCAACAATATGCCTAGGAATATGCACGACATATCGAGGACTCGCATGTCGTACAGCATTGCATCAACCAACATGAGGAGGATGATGCCAAAGAGTATGGTAGACAGCTGCATAGGTTTTGCTGACATGCTTCAGCTTACCCACCTGAAGATACAGCAGGCTATCGCAAAGGCTAAACCAGACGGTCTGATCATAGACATTGAGGGTCTTGAGAACGTACAACTTGGGAAGGGTGGTGAGCTGCAACCCCTAGACCTTCATGACATATACGAGCAGACAGGTGTATTCTACTACAGGAGCAAGAACCCAGAGGGCGGCTTTCAGAACCCACCTATCAGAGAGATAGGCAACACGATACGAAACATCAATGAGCTTGTAAGCCTGTACAATCATTACCTCAGGATGATTAGAGACGTAACAGGCATCAACGAGGTCGTGGACTCGTCGTCTCCTAAGGGTGAGGATCTTGTTGGCGTCAGAGAGCAAGCTATAGCTGCGGCTAACAATGCCATCTACGACATCACCAACTCGTCTATGGTGTTGTACAAGAAGGTGGTTGAGGATATCGTAAAGTCTCTTCAGGTCCTGCCACGAGACTCTGTGGTATACAAGGTGTACGAGAACGCTGTTGGTGAGGAAAATATGAGGGTCATCTCCTCCTTCAGGGATCTACCTATGTACAACTTTGGCGTCATCGTTGTTAAGGAGATGGAAGACAAGGACAAAGCATATCTGGAGCAGAATATACAGATGTCCATACAGCAGAAGGAGCTTGATATAGAGGACGCCATAGCGATAAGGAACCTCAAGGATATAAATCAGGCAGAGAGGCTTCTTGTCGTCAGGAGAGCCAAGAGGATAAAGAGACTTCAGGAGCAGGCTCAGCAGAACTCTCAGATGCAGGCTCAGTTGCAGGCTCAGTCGGCTCAATCTGCATCACAGGCAAAGATGCAGGAGATGCAGTTGGAGGCTCAGTTAGAGGCTCAGAAGATACAGTTGAAAGCAGAGCTTGATGCCCAGATAGAGTCCCTACGCCATGGATTTAACAAGGAGATAGAGGTCATTAGAGCTCAGGCCACCCTTGGATTTAAGACCGATGACAAAGAATTTGAGGAGAAGATAGAGGTATTTAAGGAGCAGAAGAAGGATGAGAGGGTTGAGAAGCAGGCTAATGAACAAGAGAGACTGATAAACATAAGAAAACAAAATGGCTAAGAAGGCAAATTTAGATACCGCTGAGAAGCTTGATATTACCATTAGAAGGGGTGACTCTTTTGAGCTCTTGTTTAACATCAAGGACAACGATGGTAATAACGTGCCTTTAGAGACAAATGAATATGTATTTTCTATACAGGTCCAATCAATTGTGACCAACAGGGTCACCAGGTCTTCACAGCCAGCAAGGAAAGTGGTTATCGCTGGGTCCACGTTAGATGTAACGACGTCCTCAAAGACTTCATCCTCCCCAGCTACAAACTCTATATTTTTCTTTGATGATAGGGATGACGATGGCAATATAAAGTTGAGAGCTAATGCGGCTGATACAGCACTCTTGCCAGTCGGTAACTATGTTTATGATATACAGTACTCTTTCGAGGACAATAACTTTAAGAGGGTCAAGACTTTGCTTAGAGGAAACTTTATCATCAAGGAGGATATAACAACGGTCGTATAATGGCAAAAGTAACCCTAACTATTGATAGGGGGCCTATAGGAGCTACAGGGGCTACTGGAGCCACTGGTGCTACTGGAGCCTCTGTAGAGCAGATAAATGACATACCAGACGTCAACCTTGATGTAGACGGTCAGTACGCTGATTTTGGTTCTTATTCTGGTTTTAGGGTTCTAACATACGACCCTGCTGATCAGAAGGTAAAGTTCTACGCGGACACGCCTTCAGTCTATACGGATCCCAGTAACCCTCCAGTAGGTGGGACTCCAAATCCGTTGGATACAGATACTTTTTTTGTTGACCAGACGCTATCCCCTATCTCGCAGTCTAATATAGGGATGAGGGGCGATAGGCTTGCTGTAAATTCAGGTCAGATATCCGATGATATAAACCTTCTTGTCGTTGGCAACACTCGTATTACAGGTCAGATACAGGTGGGTCCTACAGCGTTCCTGCCAGTGTATACGTTGCCTACGAATAGTGGATTCTCAAATCAGGTCCTTACCACCAACGGGGCTGGCACAGCTTACTGGGCTGATTCTCAATCTCAGTGGGATGATATATCAGGATCAGGGATTAACTTTTCAGGATTAGGTAATGTGGGTGTCGGAACGTCTTTACCACAAGGTAAATTCCACGTCAATGGCAATGCGATAGTAGACGGAAATGTAGGTATTAAAACTTTTTCACCTTCAGCTCCTCTTACCGTAGTCGGTAATAGTTATTTGCAAGGAGATGTTGCTGTGGGTCCACAAGCAACTGCTGGGCCTATTTCTGGTTATACTCTTTCTGTAAGAGACACCACCCCAAGTATATATCTTAAAGACCAAAGTGGTGTCTTTGGAGACGGAAGACTTCATGTAAACAACAACGTATTTAGCATTGGAGCTGACCCAAATAACGTAAGTACAGATGCTGTACTTCGTTTTGAGACGAGAGGTTCTGAGCGTATGCGTATTGACCACGATGGCAACGTAGGCATCGGCACTAATGCACCATCAGAGAAGCTTGATGTATCTGGAAATATAAAGGGAACCCTTTTATACCAAGGCACCCAACCTAATGCTAATTTTACTAGCGTAGGAATATCTACAAGTAACCAAATTTTAGCAGCTGGGGGTGTTAATTTATATGATCAAGTAATAGCAGGGCACAACCCATTTGTTGGTTTTAAAGGTGTCTCAAATGGGGCTAGTATTGATGTTTGGGCTGGTAATGGTCAGTTTATGACTTTTGGAGGAAGAGGATCTAATACAGACCCTATGATTCATATGGGAAGTGGCTTTAACCCATCATCAGGAACCACAAATAAAAGCTACCTCCATATAAATCCCCAAATATCTAGAGGAGCTTCATACTCAGGTAATGTTTACGGAATATACGTAAACCCTTTATTCTATCAAGACTTAGGCTCAGGAGAATTCTACTCAGCATATTTTGGTGGAGGTAATGTAGGTATCGGTACGACTACACCGACTACAAAGCTTGATGTTGCTGGTCAGATTAACGCTACTTCTAGCACGTGGCCAGTCCTTGGGTTTACAAGAGAAACCACCCTTACTTCTGGTGCTTTTACTGGCACTACTGGTATTGCTAGCGCAATGGAGCTCACCACGAAGACAAGTGGAGATATGGGTGACGGCTTTGGAGGGGGTATTGTATTCACCCTTAATGACGTAACAGAGACGTCCACTGGTAATTACGTGGCTAGGTTATACGCTCGAAGAGACGGAGCAGATAACACAGGGGCTTTACAATTCTTTACTGGAGCTGGCGGTAATGACCCATCTATGATAATTAGAGGATCTGGGAATGTAGGTATCGGTACGACTACACCTGCTGAAGCGTTAGATGTAAGCGGTAAGGCAAACATTAATGACGGTAGCAATAACGTTCTCATTTCTACAGGAAATAGCACAATTACTGCATCCAACACAGTAGCTGTCGGCTATCAAGCATTAACTGCTTTAATTACAGGAACTGGGAATACTGCTGTTGGATATCAGGCTGGTAATACTGTAACAACTGGGGCAAATAATACCCTAATAGGGTATGGTACAGATGTAAACAACGCGACAAACAGTGGTTGTACAATCATAGGCACATCTACAATAGCCCATACAAATGCATCAAATCAAACAGGTGTTGGGTATGGAGTCAGAACAGGCAACCAAGGCGTATCCATAGGTGCAATTGCAGGTAACCAATCTTCAACTAATCAGG